AACTAACGACTTTTACTTGAAACCTACTAAAATAAACCCTTATCGTGTATGTGTTATGCTAAAAGCATAGTGCATGATAAGGAGGAATTTAAGTGAATTGTATCAATTTACCAGAGTTTAGTCCACACCGAATGTTAAATACCCATAATCCGATAGGAAAATGTTTGTTGCTGTGGCGCAAACAAATATAAACCATACCGCCACTAATTAAAGGCGGCTCCGCAAAATATAAAAAGGCGCATGATTGCGAAAATCATGTGCCTTTTTCTTATGAGGTGATAAAAATAGAGGACATTATTAACGCAATATTTACGCAAATAGCAAGAGAACCAACAAAAACACGCTATTATGACGATGCTTTTGAAGCTATAAAAATCCTTGCCAAAAAAGACAAGGAAAAGGCGTTCAAACATAACGCCACTTTACGACAATACATAGAGATTGCCAAAAGACTGACCGATGATATAGCGTTTTTGCGTGTTGTCGAGAATATCCGCAAGGAAACATATCACCTTGAAGCAAGGGATATTTTCGATTCGTATCTGATTTACCTTGAATGGAACAGACCGGCGAAAAAGAAGTTTTATTTACCCCGTGGTCGTGTTCTTAAACATCTTGCGGATGCACTGCAAGACTTGAGCGAAAAGAAAATAAAGTTTTTAGGAGTATCTTTGCCTCCGAGAGTTGGAAAATCTACGCTTTGTATTTTCTTTATGACTTGGATATTGGGCAAAAGACCGAATGAAGCCAGTGCGATGGCGGGATATTCCGACGACCTTATTACGGGTTTTTATCAGGAAGTCTTGTCGATTATCACCGACAACCAAACGTATTTGTGGAACGAGGTGTTTCCGGAGGTTACGCTTGCCAATACATCCGCAAAAAAGACCACGATTGACCTTAACAGTAAAAAGCGTTTTAGTTCGTTAACGTGCCGGTCTATCGAGGGTGCGTGGACGGGCGGTATCGAGGTAAGCGAGAACGGAATATTATACTGCGACGACTTGGTAAAAGGCCTCGAAGAAGCGTTAAATCCCGACACCATGAACAAACTCTACAACATCTACTTAAACGTTGCCAAAGACCGTATGAAGGACGGTGCGGTGGAGCTAATGGTAGGAACAAGGTGGAATGTTTATGACCCGTTGGGACGCATACAGGAGGCTTACAAGGACGACCCGCTGTATCGTTTCATTGTTATTCCGGCGATGAACGACAACGACGAGAGTAACTTTGTTTACGATTACGGACTGGGGTTTTCAACCGAGTATTATCGGAATATGCGCAATATACTCCAACCTGCCGACTGGTGGGCGAAGTATATGGGTAGGCCTTATGTGAGAGAGGGGTTGTTGTTCCCCGTCCACGAATTAAAATACTATGACGAACTGCCACACGATACCCCCGATAGAAAAGTGGCGTTCATAGACGTGGCGTGGGGCGGCGGCGACTATCTTTCTATGCCTATTGGTTATGTTTACAAGAAAGACGGCGAGGACGTTGTTTACATCGAGGACGTGGTGTTCTCAAAGGGTGATAAAGACGCAACAATCCCGAAAGTGGTGGGAAAGATACGGCGGCATTTGCCTTACACCGTCCAGCTTGAAGCGAACAACGGCGGTAACGAGTATAAGGATAAAATCGAGGAACTGCTGTTAAGAGAGAACATACACATAAACGTGTCGGCACGGCGGTGTCCTACCACATCAAGCAAAATGCAACGTATATATCAGTATTCCAGCGACATCAAAAAGTTCCATTTCAAAAATCCGAGAACAAGGGACATTGAGTATCAATTATTCATGGACAACCTTAATACATTCGTTATGGAGGGCAAAAACAAGAACGATGACGCCCCGGACAGCTTGGCCGGACTTGTTACGGCAATATTTAACACCTATGGAAAAGTTACAGTATTTGAACGCCCATTTTAGCGAACTTTTTTTGTTTAGACTGATATAATATAAGTGAGAGGATATTATATATACCTCTATCGTTACATAACGATTAAGCGGGGCAATATTGCCAGTAATGGTGATATTGTCCCGTTTTCTTACAGATAAAATGACAGATAAAATACGGAACAATCTCTGAACATCGGGGATTAAGTGAGGGATAAAATGGCGGAAAAAGCGAAAAAGAAACTCTCCGGCAGACGGGTGTTATACTCCAACGAAACTGTTATTACAAGGAGCAATATCGTTGAAGTCCTTAATTCCGTTTTGACCGATTTCAACCAAAACAAGGCTGACATTATATACCTTTACAACTACTACCGCAACATTCAGCCGGTGGACAAGCGGGAAAAGAAATTCCGTCCAGACATCAAAAACACCGTTGTTATAAACCACGCCTACGAAGTGGTGTCTTTTAGGCTTGGTTATGATTTTGGAGACCCCGTTCAGTATGTCAGACGGGCGGACAAGCCGGGTCATGCCGACAATACGGCTTTACTTAACGACATTATGACAGACGCAAACAAACAGGCGAAAGACATCGAACTTGCGGAGTGGTTTTATATCTGTGGTTGTGCCTACCGCATGACACTTCCATCCACAGACGACGGGATTATCGAAATTGACATATTAGACCCACGCTATACCGGTGTTGTTTATAACCGTGGTTTCGGCAAAAGACCGCTTATGAGTATTCAAGAAGTGGCAGATAACGACGGGGAAAGCCACTACTACTGCTACACGCCGACAAGCCTTTTTCACATCTACAAAAATGAGATAGTGTCCGAAGAAACCCACATCCTAGGAGCAATTCCCATTGTCGAGTATGTGATGAACTCCACCCGGCAAGGCGCATTTGAGCCGATTATTGAGATTCTCGATTCGATAAACCTTGTAAACTCCAACAGAATTGACGGCATTGAGCAGTTCGTTCAGTCGTTTATAAGATTTATCAACGCCAACATAAGCAAAGATGATTTCAAGGAATTTCTTGAAATGGGCGCAATAAAGGTTATGAGCGAGCCGGGAATGCCTGCAGATGTAAGCATCATATCGGCGGAGTTAAACCAGGACCAGGTGCAAACGCTTGTTGATTACCTTTATCAAACTGCTATGGCTATTGTCGGCGTTCCCAACAGAAACGGACAAAACCGTTCTACATCTGATACGGGACAGGGCGTTGTATTGCGTGAGGGTTGGGCAAACGCCGAAACGGTAAGACGGAACGTCAGCGAGATGTTCAAGATTTCAGAAAAGCGTTTCTTGAAACTCGTCAAAAAAATCTGCTGGATAAAGGGCGAGGACTTCAATATATCCGACATAGACATCAAGTTCAACCACAACCGCACCGATAACATTCAAACCAAAGCACAAGTGCTGCAGTCGCTCCTTGAAAGCGGCATCAACCCCCTTGATGCTATTACGGCGAGCGGAATATGGGGCGACCCCGTTCAGATATACCAAAACGCAAAACCTTATCTTGACGCAAAGTGGCTGACCGCCGAGGAAGCACAAAAGCGTGAAGCGTTAAGGTTAACTCCCGAAACGAAGAATTATACACCGTCTAATAACAAGTCGGTTTAAGTGGCGCATGATTGCGATTTCAAGCAGTCGTGCGCTTTTTCATAAACACTTGCAGAGAAGCAAGGGTAAAAAAACTCAAAACTGTAGAGAAACAGTATAATATCGCAAATTTAACGGCAGAGAGAACTGACCTTAACAAACGCAGGAGGAAAATATGGCAGACCTTAAAACACTACTCGGAGATGCTTACAAAGAAGGAATGACCGTTGACGAAATAAACAAAGCGTTGGCGGACAAAGACTTGGTTGACCGCTCAACTTTGCCCAAAACGGTATTAAAAGAAACCTTCGACAAGACCGCCAGTGAGCTTGCAGAACTCAAAAAGAAAGTCAAAATATTAGAAGAAAGTTCAATGACGGCGGAAGAAAAAGCAAAAGAAGCGGAACTGAAAGCCAAGGAATATACGGTGAAACTCAACCGCCTTGAAATTGAAAAGCTGTTCGTGCAAAGCGGATTATCCGACAAGGAATACAATCCCATCCTTGACGGGATTGTGTCAGACGACCTCGAAAAGTCAAAGGTTCTTGCATCTTCAATTTTAACAACCTTTAAGTCGAAAATTACATCGGCTGAACAAAAAGTCAAAGAAGAACTGTTAAACAACACACCCCGCACTCCTGCAGGGGAGGGTGTACCCCCGTCACGCAAATACCAAAAAGAATACGAAGAAGCCCTTGCCCGTGGTGACATGGCTTCTGCGGCGGCGTGGTTGAGGAAAGCGCAGGAGGAATAAACGTAAGGAGATATAACAAATGGCAGAAAACGTAAACGAAACAAACGTAATGACTTCCCATAACTTGTTGAACTATTCGGGGATGCTGTTCAACAAGGGCAATACCCGCACCCCGTTCTCGACCACAATCGGTGGCAAATTCAGAACAGTAAACCATTGGACGTTTCCCGTAAGCCTTTATTACACAACCGGCGGCGGC